GTAGTTGTTTTACAAGGTCATTACCTGAATCGTTAGATTCAAAGTCGTCATCCTCGTAGTCGTAGTTGGACATAGGTCCTTCTCCCTTTTAGTTGGTTTGCGTAGGCCACATACAGATTGGGGATTTCTGTATGGCTCCCACTCCTGGTCTTACCTTCTCTCCTTGAGTGCCAGTCGGTCTCAAGGCAGGCCTTAAAACTGTCCTGCTCGTTCGCGGGACAATGCACCCTGTGTCGTTCCTGCGGAACCCGAGAAAGATGCTTCTTCTGTTCTAATAAGTTTTTGTCTTACACGTGCTGCTTCTGTCCCACCAGCAAGATTGAATACTTCCTGCTCTGCTGTTTTCTGGTCATACGGGGTTTTGTAGATTGCCGCTAACTGTCCACCACGTTCTAGAATACCAGCGATTTGTTGGAATCCAACCTGTGCTTGCTGTTCTGTAATGCCGTAGCCACCAAGCTCTTCTGCTCGCTGGCGAGTAAGTCCGAGTCCAGCTCTGAGCGCACCGCCACCGATTTCAGCAGCTAGTATCTGACGCCTGAGCGCTGGTAAAGATACTTCTGGATCAAGCACTGCTTCCGCTATATTGCCAATAGAGATATTTGGATAGAAAGCAGCAAGAGCATCCTTGGTTTCCTTGGGAGCGTTCTGTATTCGCTCTATAACCGTATTGACTCTATCAACAGCTTCATCCGCAGATACATCTCCAACAATCAGCTTGTTAAAGTTTTGTTTGGTAGCCAGACCAGGGACACCAAGAGAACGGAACGCTCTGGCATATGAACGCTCTGCAGTAAGGTATTCATCCTCACTGAGTGCTGGCTTGCCAGCCTTAATACGCTCAGCATTGGCAGGAAATCTTTTAGTATATGCTTCGTTCCAGGGCTTATTAGTAGCTGGATTGATGCTAGTATCGTACTTAAGTTTATAGATAGCCTGCTGGTCTCCAATATTAGGATCAGCCATCAAAGCAAATACTGTGTCAGCAAGACCTTCGATACCATATGAGGTAAATGCTGCAACAATGGCCTGAAAAGCATCTTGCCTTTGAGATTCCTGTTGTGCTTTAAGGAATCGTTCATATGGCGTAAGACCATCATCTTCTGCTCCACCACCACCGCCACCAGCCCCAGCTCCAGCACCCGTACCACCAGCAGGTCCTGTACCACCTACGGGACCAGTTGGCTGCGCTGCCTGATAACCTCTTTCACCTGCTCTGTATTCTGCAGTATCAGTCAAGATTTGAGATGGCAATGCTGCTCGCCTACTATCTCTATCTGCTGTCTGTTCAGAACCAGTTGCTTGTGTTGCCTCTAGTTGTTTTGCCTTTTTAGCCATCTATTATCCCGCAATCCCGAAGTCTCGTAGGACTCTCAGTACGAATCCACTTGCCATCTCATTAGCGTTCTTGGTGAACCTCCATCGCGGGTCAGCGCGGAGGGACTTTTCATAATCGAATATGGGTGTTAGCTTTCCATCTACAATAACCTTGGACATAACTTCTTGTCCCTCATTATTATTGAGGGAAATGAGTTCGTCTGGTATTTCTAGTACCTTGGCCTTCTTGTTAATGTAAGGTTGCATCAAGTCTTTGACAGTAACGCCTTGATCTATGAATGGGGCTAACGGTGCATAAAGCCCCTTGGAGATAGCCTTAATCTTTTCCTTTTCAGCGTCTATACCAGCACCAGTCCTAAAAGAACTGATGGCATATTTGCGTATCTGGTCCTCGGTAAGGGCTACACCGTAGTCAGAAGCAGCATCCTTAATCGAGGATACTGCCACATCGAAATCACCAGTCTCACCCTCACGAGCCAGGCCAGCACCCTTGGCAACCATATTGTTGACAATGCGGTCCTTGACATCTTGACCAAGACCACCGCTTTGAACGATGGCTCCAGAGGCGTTACGTTTTGTTATCTGCGGAGAGGCCTTCTGAGCTGAGGTTAACTTATCAAAGTATTCCTGACGGACATCATCTGGCGCTGCAATACCAAACATCTTGCGATATTCAGCATTAATCTCAGCATCTGTTTGCTCGCGGGTTGATAAATATGTAGTTGCAGATGGCTTTGTCGCTGTACCTGCAGGAACTATTCTTGCTGCAGAAGATAGATATTGCTCAAGTGAAATCTTCCTAGCATTAGGGTCTGCTGATACGTATAGGTCTGTTGCCAAACCCTCTAGCCACGTACCCAAGGTTGTCGGGTCATTGAACTTGCGCTTGGTAGCAGCTTCAGTAGCTGCTCTGATTTTCTTATATGCCGCAGGATTGGTACTTGCAAGGGATGTTACATAAGAACCTATTTGAGCTGGAACGAGCTGGGTAGGGTTACCATCTGTTATGATTCCGAATCCAAGTTTGATTCCAGTAACTGGCATTGGCTGTCCTGCGCCTGGAGAACCACCAGCGGCTGGACCTTGAGGAGCAGATGTTGCAGCAGGGACACGAGGCTGAGGGTCTCTATCATTGAGAATGTTATCGCCGTCGATATCCTGATCTTTGTCGTCAGCGATACCGTCGTTATCGAGATCAGCCATTAGTCAATCACCTCATAGTTATCGTTTTCAAGATATCGAGAGTATAGGTCGCTAAACTCTGGCGACCATAACTTCAAGTCTCTGATATATGTCTCGTATTGCTCTTTGAGTTGTGCGTTGTACTCATTGTCTAGTGACAGTCTTCTGCCATAAAGGGTTTCAGTCTGCTGTAGCTGTCGAGCTATATAGTCTCTGTTGAGGAGATAGTCGACAATAGCTTGTGCAGCATTGCTGTCACCGTTTTCCCGCATCCATTTCTTGTCACGGGTTATCTCAAGCAGTCCCTTGACATAGCGCTTAGTCCTGCTAAAGTCACCAGTGCCGAACTCTTTAGCCTTACCCCACGCTGGATACTTACTGGAAAGAGCTTCTACATCTGCCTCAAACTGAGCCTTGAGACCAAGTTGTTCTGCCATCTTTGTATTGATGGAAGATATCCCGTTTTGCTTAAGAAGGACATCGTACTTAGTTTGTAGATCTTCGTATTTCTTCCAGCCTAGGCTTTCCTCACGGTCATTAATAATATCCTTGGTAGGTCTACTCTCATTGTACTTGCTTTCGCCACCAGGCTGTATCTGCCTACCTCTGAAATAGTTGGAAGCAGCATCGGAGTACTTGTCTTGTATCGTACCAAAGTTAACAACAAACCCTATAAGTCCAGGCGTATTGTTATCATCCAGCTTAACGATAAGGTCGTTAAACTTCTTTTGATTCCTTACCGCACCAACAGTACTTCTTACACCAGTTATATTCTTAGTGGTAGGAGCAGTTACAAAATAACCGCTTTCTCCCCACTTGGCTAGAAGGTAGTCGTCCAAACCTTGTGGTCCGATATTGGGGTCTTGGATTGCACGTCGTGCATCTTCCAGTATTGGAACCCATTTTGGCCTGAAAGAGAAAGCAAAAGGAAGAGCTATGTTTGCAGCTATGCGAATGTTATAGAGTTGATCTGCTAGCTTTTCTGCATTAGCAAATGTAGGCCTTGGGCCTACACTTCCATTTTGTCTCCACTCAAAGTCAAGGGTCTTCATTGCTGATGCTACGGATTTCGCATATCCAGCATCGTCAAGTCCTTGAGACTTAGCATAAGTCTTTTGAGACCAAGCAGGTAGGAGAAGTCTGATGGGGTCTGCAACTGGCCTTCCGAATGGAAGAATCTGCGTCATAATGACATTTGTGCCAGTTTCGCCAACAAACTCGTTTAAGAATAGTTTTATATCCTCAAGTGTGTCTGGTTTTTTATTAGCAAATACAGACGTAGGTATCTGTACTGGTAGACCAAAAGACGGAGCTAATGGGTTTTCACCAGTAATAAAGATATTGAGGCTGTTCTTTGGTACGCTAATATCGTATCCCTTGGGGATACCAAACTTGCCTTGCATACCCTCTGGGATGGTAAATATCAGGTACTGCTGTACTTCTGGACCAGCACCAGGCTTAACCTCGTTACCCTCTTCGTCCACAACCGTTGCTACACGGTTAGGCGAGTTCCAGATAAGGCTTGCTCTAGCAATGCGCTGAGGCTTTTGGGCAAGCAATCTTCCGTATACAGACACAGCGTTATACTGTGCGTTGAAGAATGGTACAACAAAGCGTAGGAAGTTGGCAGCGCCAGTATTATTACCAACTCGATATAGGGTTTCATTAGTAATCTTAAGCGCTTCTGCGTGAGCAGAACGTTGCATCTGAATAATCAGGTCTGGGTCTTGAACATTTCTACCCATACCGCTTTGGATATCAAGTTGCTTCTTGAGGCTTCTTAAGTACAGTTTATTGTAAAAAGGCCACGCGACAAGGTTATCTTCTGGCGTACTTCCAATAACCTTGAATATCTGTGAGTAAACATTACTGAGTGCAGTCCTAATGGGCGCACTCCCGTATCCAAGATTGGCCTCAGCTAATGCTCTGCCTGGAATCTCAGCAAGGGCTGGATTTCCACGCATCAATACATCGAACTGCTCTGGGCTAAGTTCTTCCCTATAGATAAGGGATCTTACCTGCTGATCTGGGAAAACCTTGTAGATGCGAGAACGGCCTGTTGCAATATGGCCCATAATCTCATCACTCTTAAACTCAGCATTAATCTCACGAAGATAAAACTTTCCTGGACCACGAAGCCAGGTGGCTATCTCAGCATCCCCATCGCCTTTAAGGATACGCATAGCAAGTTGATCCTGACGGAGGATACGATTGGCGTAACGAGCCATCTCGTTAAAGTATTGAGGATCTGTTGGCTTTACCGCTAATGGTTCATTTGAAAAAGCTACTGGCTTTCCACCAATAAGATCTCTAGAACCCTTTTTCCCATCAAAGGAAAGATATGCTTGACGTTCAGTAAGCCAGTTAAGAGTATTTTCAGAGGATGCTTCTGCCCTTACCAGAACACCATTAGGTCCTTCAAATGCACCTTGGAATACCACTGGAGTTCCGTCTGGAGCGAGCATTGTCTCTGGCTTTTCTCCAGCTCTAACAATCTTAAGCTCAGACCTGCGAACTGCTAGTTCTTGTGCTTGCTTTATGGCAGTCATCATCTGCTGGTCAAGACTATTAATGCTGTTTTCAAAAGCCAAGATACGGCGCATCTGGTCTTCGCCAAGGATTGGCTCTAACTCTCTAAAGAGATTAGATCTAGCTGCTTCGTAGGAAGTTATGACGCGGATATCTGGTTGAGCAGATGGAGCCTTGCCTCGTAACTTAAATCCTTCGCTTTCCAAAGGTTGCTTGAGCATACCTTCTGGAAGTCCTTTGCGTGGCTGTACACCAGGCAGAGCCTCCTTGGGTAGCTTCTTTCTCCCCTTGGGGATGTTGTAGAAAATCCGATTGCTTGTGAAGTCAGCATAAACAAGGGTGGTTCCTTCTGGAAGGTTTGGTATTACCTCTTGTCTAACATAAACATTGTAGGCTTCTTCTTCAAGTTTACGATAACGCACAAGATCGTCACCAAAGAGCAAGCCATTTTGCTTTTTCTTTAGCTCACGAAGTCTAAAGTAATCGTCACGCTTCTTAATGCCCTGTTTTGTAGAACCAAAGATGGGCTTAGACTTGGATGCAATAGACATCTCAACGACTGCTGGGTCTACCTTTTTACCAAAGGTTCCACTTGCTCCAGCGTAATACTTTTGCGGGGTTAGGTTATCGAGGACGTTATCTCGTGCGTCAACAAGGCCCTTGCGTTCCGCAATAATCCTACCCATTTTCTTTCGCAACTGGGATGGATTTTGTACAGATAGTGTTTCTTCTAAAAAGTTCTTTGATAGCTTAAGGCGCGTAACAGCGTTTTTTCCAAAGTTCTTCATAAAGTCGTCAGTCTTTGCCATAGCACCTAAAACAAGAAGCGCTCGTATCTGACCATCAGCTAAGTTACGAAGAGGGTAACCAAGTCGGGTAAGTACTGACACCTTAAATGTAGCATTGAGAAAATCAAGAGCATCCATAGTTCCACCAGCAACACCACGTATTACCTGTGGAAGGGTCTGGACCTTCTCAAAAGGAACATCTTTGAAGAGCTTGACAGTTTGAAGCGCTTTTCTATACGACCTGAAATCCATCATAGGAACAATGTTAGGCATCTCGGATTTCCAGAATGGAGATGTCACAAGGTTGCCGTAATCATCTACCCAGAAGCCGTGTGTCATTACCGAGTCGATAATGCCAGATCTCATTTTGCTGAACTGGTTGTAATGACCAAGTGCTTCTTCTAGGGTAAAGCCTTCATCAAGTGCTATGACTTCTGCTATCTCTTTTTCTATTGTCTCAACTGCAGCACGGCGTTCTGTTGAGTTACGAGCATTAGCATAGAGACCAAAGAGGCGCTCTTTCTCTGCCACATATTCTTGACCCCTCATAACCTTTTCTGAGTTGAGGGCAAACTTAATCTCATCTGCGCTATTGGCTACCTGACCACCGTCAACATAAACAATGCCTCGTGGCAACTTGGTAAAGGGAGCGCTAACAACTTTAACTGCCCTGCTAAATGGGCTTGCCTGGAAGGTGTCAACAAAGAAACCTAGGTTATGGCGTAGGTTTGCCCTCTTAGCACGAGATGCCTCAATAGCAACACCAATGTTCTTGCCTAAGATTGTAACATCCGCTGCCGAGGTGTACTCGTTGATAAGACGAAGGTCACCAATACCCTCAGAAAGGGCAGCATCAAGATTCCTGTTGCGTCTACGTAGGTCAGCAAGGACCTTAGTAAGACGGTCATACTCCTCGATAGTTGGAATATATTTATCAGTCTCTACCGCTTTACCCCAGGGAATGTTAGCATACTTAGCAGTATAGTCATCAAGAAGCTGAGTGTTGAGCTTGATATCGTCAGCAATAGATGCGGCTCGTGCCTCTAACTTACGCATAGAGGTAACGTCACCAGAAGCTGCAGCAATCATATCGGCTACATCATCATAGGTTTTAGCTTCACCTAAAATGCTTGCCATAAAGCGCCTATTGTTAGAGTTGGCAACAAATGGATCGTCGTAGGCTTGGGCAACATTCTTATCTACAAGGCGCTCAGCTACTGCGCCCATAGGGGTTTTTCTGCCCATAGCACCTTGGGTTTTTACAAAGAGGCCGTGAGTATCTAGCTCACTACGAAGACGAACTACATCTTCTGCAGTTTCAATAGGTCGACTAAGGCCTAACTTAATACCTTTTGCTGCGGCAGCGCCAGCAATAACAAGAGGATCGCCGTACCAGTTAAAAAATCCATCAACTAAACCAGAGCCTATTTTTCCAACAGTTTCTTTTTCAAAGGCAATCTTGCGCTGGTCTGGGTCTGCGATATTGAAGTTAGGATCAAGGAATGTTGGTAGGTCTACACCCTTTTCCTTGGCTGCATCGGTGAGACCGATAGCATCAAGTACTTCACTTTGTGCGTTCCAGAAAGCCTGTCCTGGGCTAATCTCTTTTGCATTATTCCAGTTGTCGATTAATGCTAACTCTCGACCAGCAACAACATCTGCTCCCGTGAGCATAGCTGTAGAAGCAACACGGGCAACCTTTGGATAGGTTGCTTGATGAAACTGGTCAATCTTTTCGATACCAAGGTTAAAAACTGTATCAATACCTACCAGCTCAAATGGCTTAGATATCGCATTGATTACTTTAGGAGCTTCTGCTTGAAGTTGTTGACGAGTGCTTTCACGATAGTTATTAAGTCCAGCAGCGGTTTGAGGGTTAGCCTGACCGACTTTTGCCTGTGTCATACCAACACCAAGTGAGAATGGTGCATTAGCATAGGAGCCAAGCGTGTCAGAAATATATTTCTTAAATGAATCCCAATAGGAAGGCACGATTAAACCTCCCGTTTGATATGAGAAATAAACTGGTCTCGGTCTTCGTCATCTTCCCAAGGAATCAAGGAGAGCGATAGGACTAAACCTGGCTCATCCATTCCAATAGCGTCGACAAAAGCCGCCACATCACGAATAAACTGGGTCACTGATTCCCCTGTAAATACCTAACAAAGAGACGGAATGATTGTGGTGCGTCTGCTTGTGATGCCATAGCGTTCATAGCTGGCATATACTTAGCAATAATATCTGCTTCTGACTGCCTATAGTTTGGCAATATCTCAGATCCTGGTCCTTCACCGATATCCATACCAGAAGTCAATGGCACATCGGGACGCTCCGTTGGAGCTGTCAATGGGACTATCTTAGGCTGAGGTTGTGATGCACTACTTGGTGTAGATGCTCCCATAATAATATCTTGTAACGCTTTGCGCTCGCCATATTCTTTGGATGGCGGCAAATCTTCACGTACAGAGAACTTGCCTGGGCCAGCTTTACCAGCGAGTGGGTTCATTGGCTCTGCCATTAGTCCTCCATCTTTTCTAAATCGTTTGTGAACTCTGCCCATACCGCCTTGACCTTGTTCTGTCGTATGGCGTTATATGTAGCAAGTTCCATCAAATCTTCTGTAAATGCGTGTATTGATGACGCTATGTTATGCACTAACCCTGCTGCTACCACAAAGAAATCAGCAGGGGTAACTGAGCGAGGCACATCATCAGTTCCTGGATCGTACATCGCTCAGTCTCCCTATTAAAGTTATTTAAGCCTTCTTGCCTTTACGACCTGCAGGAGCCATTCCGAATGACACCTTACCGCCTGTTGGCTTTGACATATCCTTCTTGCCTTCAGTCGGTTTTTGCACAGGAGCGCTTGCTACGCTACCTTTTCTCATTTTCCACCTCCTCAGTGTGTTATGCGCCGCCGATTGAGGCGAGCAATGTTGCGATATCGGGACGAGTAGCACCAGCAGGGGCTGCACCGCCAGGGGTTTCTGGAGATGGCTGCGAGGCAGGGGCGGGAGCCATACCTGCTGGTGACATTTGTTCTGGCATCTGAGGCTGCTCTTCTGGAGCAAACGCCTTCTCGATGATGGATTCTATTTGAAGTCCTTTTTGCCGACCCTTGATAACTTCAGCAATGCGGCTAATGATTGAAGTAGGGTCTTGTCCTTGTGCTGCGAGCGCTGGTATAGCCTGAGCATACTGAGCAAGAGCAACACGAAGAGAATCACGCATCTCTTCGATATCGACCCTTTGTTCTTCTTGCGTAACATTTAACTCCATTGGGATTTCTCGACGGACATAATCTCGTGAAACGAGTTTGTCGCTACGCATCTGGAGAAGTGCGATGATAGCGCGGTTAGGGTCCATACCAGACATAATGCCGTAACGGACATCTACGCCGTATTCACCCTTGATATCGCGGGATGGAACGTACTTCATTGTGTATGGAGTGCCGTAATCTACGCCCTTGATTTCCTTGGTCATAGAGCCAAAGATTTTCTCGTCTACCTCAAAGCAGGCAGCAACGAGATCAGTAAAGAGGCGAGCAAACTGTGCTTGTGCCGAACGCACCTGTGTATCGAAGCCAGCCTGGAGTGCTTGGACTCCACGACCTGTAATGATTGAAGCATCGAGGTTACCGCTGCGAACTTCTGGATAGCGAGCGCCTAGACGAAGTTCACGCTCAAGAACGCCAGACTCAGTGAAGACACCTGGAGGAAGTTCTAGCGGTACTCGCCTGATAGCCTGGGGATTGGCTGAACGCATAATGGAGTCAGGTCCTAGAGCAAGTTCCTGAACGTCCTGCGGAATAGCGATAGGCGCTTGGATGCTCTTTTCTGCGGCTTGAATCTGTAATACAGCAAAACGCGCACGAGCAAGTTGTACCGCTAGAACATCATCAAACTGACCACGTGCTTCGCCGTCAATGGATGAACGAACGGCTACACGAGCCAGGCACTTGCCAACAGGGTTGGGGGTATTGGCAAGAATCAAGTTGTTACGTTCTGGTAGGAAGATAAGGTCCTGGTCCTTGTCGTGATATCTAATCACTGACATATACGGACTGCCCTGCTGCGTGTAATCCCTTTGTAGGATTTGCGAGGCGAACTCTGGGTATTGAGCAGCAAGGGTCTCTGCATCTGTCGCAAGGACCTGGACGAGCGAGATGGTTCTACCGAATCTGTCGATCTCTGGGTAGACACCAAAAGGGTTGAGCAAGCGGATACGAGGAGAGTTGGTCTCGTAATCCATCTCTACGATTCCTGGAAGCATACCGTAGGTGTTGAACCAGTCAGCACCTGTGTACATCTGAATCTGTAGTTCGGATGCGGATACGTAATAGTT